GGGGCTGATGGGCGGAATTGCCCGTGGCTTGATTGCTCATCGCTATCTCCTTGTGAGCGTTCGTCTTATCCGCTCCACAAGTAGATATCTACCCCGAATTTATCGGGGAGTCAAATATATAATTCCCATTTATATCGTGGTGCTCGACCCGCTCGAACCCGAACCGCTCGGCAAGCTCTCGCCATGCGTCGTTGGAGCCGTTCTCCGGCGCGTTCTTGATCGCCGTGTAGAGCAGGTTCATGAAATCGAAGCGGAACGTGTTCCTCGCTTCCGTCTTGTCGTGGTGGATCTGGACTGTGGTGATCATGCTGCGTCCTCGCGTCGAAGGTTTTCCTGGGCTCTGGCCACAACTTCCGGAGGGAAGGTCCAATAGCCTTGCCGATCGGTCGGAGGGTATCTGCCTCGCAGCCTCACGACTTCGCGGAACACGGGATGGTCACAATGAACCCTGACCTTGCCAGCCACGACCTCGAATCCCTCAGTCGGGTCCAAGCGCGCACGCGCATCTTTTCTTTTACTGGTTAGATTACCGGTTCCCTTACTGGTTAGTGTGTCATAGCTCTGGGACACGGCTTCGCCCATTTCTGGGACACGGCTTTCGTCATTCGTGGGACACGGCTCGGCGGCGGAACCCGTGTCCATTTCTGGGACACGGCTCGCAACATGTAGTGGTGTGAAGCCTTCCTCGAACGCTAGACGATAGCGCGTCGGTCGTTGCCGTTTCGTCTCGGGATCGATGGTCGCCTCACGCCGGATCAGCCCGATCTTTTCAAGCTCGTCGAGTTGCCGGTTGATCGATGAGCGGCTGATCTCGCATTGCGCGGCGAGGTAGCTTTGCGTCGGGAAGCACCCTGCGCTTGGGTTGTGACAATCGGCCAGATGCCACAGCACGATCTTGGTGATCGGCCGCAGTCCCTTGGTCTTCACAGCCCAATTGGTCGCTTCGTGGCTCACAATGGCACCGGAAGGCCATTGCGCCGGGCGTGGGCGCGGATGCCGTGCAAGACGGTCGTATGGTCCTTGCCGCCCATCCGCCGGCCAATCTGCGGCAGGCTCAATGCGGTTTCCACGCGGCAGCGATAGAACACCTCATGCCGAGCTGCGACGATCTCCTTGTTGCGGCGCGGGGAGATCAGGTCCATGAAAGTGATGCCTTCGCGCGACGCAAGCACTTCGTCCGCAATGCGCCGCCAGTCGGGCATGCCGAGGTCTTTGACATCGAATATCTCGGCATCTATGACGAACCGAAAGACGGGCTTGGGTGGCGTGATACGTTGCACGCGCGAAATCAGCGCCGTCATCCGCTGCCGAGCGTTCGGTGCCCTCTGGCCGGTCCACAACCGCTCCCGTGCTGATAGCCAGTCGCGGTGCTGGCGCAAGGCCTCCCCGACTGTCTCGTGGGTATTGGGGCTAAGGAGGGTCATGCTGCACCGTCCAGCAGCGATGTTTGACGCAATGGCTTGTGAGGCTCGATGTAGAGGTCGGGCTGGGCTAGAGCGGCAGAGATGCGACGACAGGCTATGTCGAAGTAGCCGGGGTCTATCTCTATGCCAGTAAAGCGGCGGCCCAGTTTGACAGCGGCAACACCTGTGGTGCCGGAGCCCATGAAAGGATCGAGGATGCTTTCGCCCCTGCGCGTCGTGCGCGCTACCAATGTTGTCCATTGCCCGATCGGCTTTGGGCAAGGATGGCCGTTCTTTTCAGCGCTCTCTGTTGAGACAAACGAGTTGGCAGCGCGGCCTTTCCCGTCCTGCAAGTATGGGTCTTTTCCGTAATAGAAGATCGGTTGCCACCCGACAAAACCCCACGAACACGAACCTGTCCCTGCTGGATAGTAAAACGCCCCAACTGTCGTGGGCTCGCGATAGCGAAACATCATCTTTTGACCCGGCGTCATTACAAGCCGGTCGTACACGCCAGACTCCACGACGCTGCTGACGAGATTGAACACCTCCGACGGATCGTCGCCAAACGACGCATAGCCGTTCTTGTCCGTGTCTGCGCCAGAAAGCCCATAAGGCGGGTCAGTCACCACCGCATCAAACCGTCCAAGCGTCGGCAGCACCTCCAGGCAGTCGCCAAGCCAAACCTCGACACCCTCTGCCAAGACTTCCTTGCGTGGTGCGCTCATCCCCTCCCCCTCGTGCTGGCGACAGGAAGCGGGGGCGTGGTGCCGGAGGCTGCACCGTCCAGAAGCGAGGTCTGCCGCAAAGGCTTGGGAGGCTCTATGTAGAGGTCAGGCTGGGCTAGAGCGGCTTCAATGCGACGACAGGCCGTTGCGAAGTGACCCGCGTCGATCTCAATCCCAACAAACTTGCGCCCCATCTGGACCGCCGCCACGCCGGTCGTGCCTGACCCCATGTAGGGATCAAGGATCGTTGCGGTCCCGCGCGACGCCTGCTCGATGCACCAGCGCATCAGCCCAATCGGCTTCTGCGTCGGATGCGAGCGTCCTACGTCCTCACCGGCCTTGACTTGAGCGATGCCCTTCCACTTGAAGTTGAAAATGCGCGAAGCGCCCCGGATCGAGTGCCACGCGAACTCGACGTCGGAGAACGAGTCGAACGACTCCATGTCATCGAGCTTGTTCCACGCGAGCCATCGCCCTTGATCAGCGGGCAACCTGGCTGCATAGTGATCAGCGCCCCAGATCAGAACGTTGCTGAAGGCCAGCAGATGGGATGGGTCGAAGGGCTCGGCGTCGCCGGCAATAGCCATGATGTTTCGACGATTGTGCTTGCCAAGCCCGCCACCGCCCTTAACATGGGCGATGCCATATGGCGGATCGCTGACCACATCGAAGTCTCCAACAAGCGTCGGGACGATCTCGCGGCAATCCCCGAGCCAAACCTCAACGCCTTCCGCCAATACTTCCTTGCGTGGTGCGCTCACAGCCTCCCCCTCGTGCTGGCGACATGACGCGGGGGCGTAGTGCCCGAGGCTGCCCGTGCAATGGCTTCGCGCTTCTGCTTCTTCGATATGCCCCTGAGCATCTTGCGGAGCTTGGCATTGGTGCCAGCCTTCGCGCGAAGGTACTCACGTGTTGAACGTGTCGGTTCGCTGATCTGCCCCATCTATTCCCCCCTATCCCGGCAAGGAAGGTGATCGACCGCATTGAGAAACTGCGTGCGGCCGCAGTCGAAACAGCGCCGCAAGAATTTGGTGGCGACGAGCCGAGTACCGGGGAGGAGTTCGGTCCAGACCCGTCGCCGTTGCGCGTGGAGGGCCCGCGCAAACTGAATGGGAAAAAGACCGGGGCCGAAACCCCGGCCAGTCAACAGGGAGGTCGTCAAACGCAGCGAGCGCCCACGATGAGCCTCGTTGCATGCCTGCCGAGGATCGACAGGGGTAAGCCGGCGCACCGCCGCCCCACGCGCGGGTTCCCCACCCGCAGCGCCGGCTTTCCTCTGTTGATTGTGGACAATACGGATCATGGCTCGTCCTTCGGGACGACAGGCCACTGAGTCAGCAGGTCGGTGAGGTCTTGCCATTGCTCCTTAGAGCGATCAGGGCGCCACGCAATGAACGCCGCCACTACGATGGCTTGAATGCCAATGTTCTCATGACTTAACCGAAAGAACTCGCGACCTGTGTTTATCCGGTCGTAGTCAAGGATCGCGTGAGCCATTGCCTCTGCGCGCCGAGCCTGTCGCTCTGTCACGCAATCCACCGTATGAAGCACTTCGAAAGGGAGCGGGACGCCGGTAGAAGATGACAATACGCCCGCCCGAAGAACGGGGTCCGCCGAAATGCCGATCTTATACATGTTCGGCATGCTCTCGTTCTTGAGAATGTAGAGGTGCATTTTAGGCAGCGTCCCGATCCATGATCGATTGGCCGGTGATGTTAGTGAATTCGGTGAGAAAGTCCTTAGACGTTGTCACTGCGAGGTTTGACTTGAAATGATCCCATGCGTCAGCAGGCAGGTACTCTGCAACCAGCTCAGCGCATGCCCTTGCCGACCGCTGGCGAATGTCCACGTCCAGCTTCGACTTGTTGGTCGCCTGGGAGACTGCCTCCCGCGAGGTCTTCGGCGCGAGATCTCGCCTAACCTGCGCCACCTGCTCAGCGTCGCCGTCTATAGCCTTCAGTTTGTTGAGGTAGACGCCCGTGTCGAGTCGCGTGCCTTTGACCAGCACCAGAGCTGCTTCCGCTATCTTCTCGCCACGCTCGGCATTGAGTTGCACTGTTCGCTCGGATTGGCCCGTTGCCTTGGCCGTATCTGCTGTGAAACGCTCGGCGTTTTTGCCATCTCGCAGACTTTGCGACTTGGAGAACCGAGCGGCGTCGCCGTGCTTTGTTTCGGGATGAAGTGCCTCGTAAGCCTCTTTCCGGCGCTTGGTGAAGCGGGCGCGGTCGGACGGGCTGAGTTGCGGAGCGCAAAGGTTCTCATCGCACTCCGCGATCTGGCATTCGAGGTCGGACAGGTCGAGGATGTTGGCCTCGATCTCGACCAGCCCAAGGCGCTCGCACGCCGTCTTGCGATGAAGGCCCGCCACGAGCCCATAGCCCTCAACCTGGTTGCCGCCGTGGAACAGCTTGCGGCGATAGACGGTGATCGGGTTCAAGAGCCCTACATCGCCAATGCTGTTGACCAAGGACGTGACCGTCGCCTCGCTCAGATCGCGAAGCCGCTGGCCGTTTTCGATGAAATCAATGGGGATCGTGGCGAGCATTTAGACCACCTTCACGGGCTTGCCATCGAACGGCGTGCCGTCGATCACGGGGACGAAGGTGTCGAGCACCTTGATCAATTGAAGCGGCCGTTCGTTGAAGTATGCGTTCCACGCGATGATGGCAGGCGCAAACGCTTCAATGGACGCCCCAACCGCCTTGCGCGTCATGAAGTCGTTGCAGAGGGCCAGCCGCGCGTCGCCGCGTTTGAGGCCGTCATTCTGTGCGACGCCCGTCCAGAACTCCCAAGCCGTCTCGCTCTGGTAGCGGAACGTTGCGACGGCAACAGCGACGACAGCGCCGCTCCTGAACTTGGAACGCCTGCCGCCGGGCGTGCCTTCCGTGGCAGCATAAAACCGAGCGGCAGCTTTCGCGTAGTCGGCCGCAAACGCGAGCCGACGATCCGCCTGCTTCTCGACGAGGAAGTTCTTGTCCTTCGGATTGAACTTCGAGGCCAAGTATGGCACGGCTCGGTACAGCGCATCGGCCATCTCGGAAGGCACGCCCGTAATGTCACTGAACTCGGCGGCCCTCAGAATGTCGCGCGATCCGCGTGCCCGGATGTTCGTGTCGAACGCATAGTAGAGCGACCGCAGATCGGCCTCGGTTTTGACCTGATGCAGAGCGATGTTCCACACAATGGTCTTGCCGCTGCGCACTTGCGCATAAGCGCGGTGATAGCCGTTGATCAGGATGTAGCGGCCGTTGAGCACGGCGAAGTCGATCTGGCTCTTGGGCTGCCAGCGACCGCGCCGCATGAGGTCCGCGAGAACTGCAACGTGCTGCTCGGAAACGGCACGCTGATGTTCGTAACCGCAGTTCTGAAGAGCGCGGTTCATTTCGAGGGGGGACAACGAGGTCACACCCTCGGTCAAAAAGTCGCGAACCCCTTGCTGGTCCGGGACCGTTGGCTTATGAAGCATTTGCAGATTGCTCCGGCTCGGCCCTTCGGGTGCCGGGCCTTTTTTCTGGATCGCAGCCCGAGCTGCGAAATCGTTGCCCCCTGCCCCGGTCATGCTGCCTCGCCTTGGGAGGGGGAGCGTTCGGCGGCGACGAAGGCTGATGGCGGGAGGTCCAGCGCCTCGCTCAGTCTCAGCGCCAGCGGCAACGAGGCCGTGGCCTTGCCCAGCTTGAGCTTAGTGACCATGCTGCGCTCGCACCCGACCAGCTCGGCAAGAGCCTGGTCAGTGAGCTTCCGCGCTTCCATTTTCTCGGAAATCAGTGTAGCCATGGCGGCACAATGTGAATGACATGAACGTGCATGTCAATCACAAAGTGCATGGCATTGCATGGACTGTGAACTGAGCCGAGCCGACGATACGGCATGGCCCCGGTTCCAAAGCCCCGAAGAACACTATCGCGCACTCACCTGCGCGAGTGGCGTGAATATCGTGGTCTTACCCAGGAACAGGCCGCCGAGCGGTTGAACGTCTCGCGGACGCTCCTAAGCAAAATCGAGAATGCAAAAAGCCCATATACGCAGGGGTTCATGGAAGCCGCCGCAGAGGCCTACCAGTGCGATGTGCCTGATCTCATCGTGCGTGACCCGAACTCCCCAATCTGGTCAATCTACGACACGCTGAAAGCGCTGCCAAAGCCCGCGCAGGAACAGATCAGCGAGATAGTAAAAACGTTCCGCAAGGCGTCCTAAACCTTTAATTCAACAGCGAATTGTTCGTTATCTGTCCGGTGGAAAACCCCCGGCCGTTCTCTTGTTGTTGCTCTCGGTGTTCATGGCATTCACTTTCTGCTTGACCATGACGTGAATGTCATGCACTATCCTCCCCCATCAGCCCGGCACTGAGCCGAGCGCAGATATGGGGATGGGAAATGACGGCAGGGGACAAACTCCGCAATCTCTCGCAGCGCCACGGCGGGTTCCTGACCTCGCGGCAGATCACCGATCCTCGCGTCCGTGCGCTCTATTGGAAGCGCGAACTTTGGCAGGCGCGGGACATTCTCGAAAACCTCGGCAGCGATCCCTCGCATGAGCGTGACGTGTGGATCGATGAATACTGGACGGCCAAGGGCGAATATCTGAGCGCCCTGACTGCCGCTATTGATGCCCGCAAGCTGTCTCGCATGGGGAGGGCGGCTTGATGGCTGACACCAGACTGATCACCTGCATTTCTCATGGCGTGTACGGCGTCGATCCAATCGAGTGCCCGTGCTGCCCGATTTGCGACCAGCCTCTTTGGGCTGGGGAGCGCATCACTCTGCAAACGTGTGATGCCGGGCCAGGCAACCCCGACCTCCTGCGGCTCGTCCACTACGAGTGCGATAGCCCTGAAGACGATGAGGACGATGACGAATGACCCGTCTCGATACCTACACCTCAATCGGCCTGTTCCTCGTGGCTGTGGTTCTTCTCATTCTCAAGGTGGCGATGTGATGGAAGCGGCAATCCGCATCATCTACGGCATGGGAGCTATCGGCGTCGCTGGCATTGCGGGCCGTGTTCTTCCGGGTCTGTGGCCAAACGACATTCTGGCCTCCGTTGTCGTCGGGGCAGCATTGGCGTCGTTCGTGCTCCGTTTCGCTTATCGGGCGCTTACCGGACGTTCTATCGAGTCGGCGAAATGAACGTTCCCGCCGCCATCGGCCATCTCGCCATGAAGTGGAGCATGACTCCACAAGGCCAGTGGATCCGCATTCCCTTCATCCGCTTCCCTGATGGAAGCGACAAGCCGCTCGATACGAAGGAGCTGAGGAAATGAGCCCGCTCGCTCTTGCGTCCGGCACAACTGGCCCCTCTGCCCTGCGCCGCGAGACGATGCGTGAGGAATACCTAGCATTCCTCAGCCTTGCCCGCATGCAGCGCCGTCTTGCTGGTGTTGCCCGGCAGCGAGCGAGGGAAGCCGAGGCCGAGCAGGACTTGGACGCTTACCGGCACTTCAAGGCCGATGCGAAGCGCCTGTTCAGAGAAGCCGCGTGGCACCTGGGCATGGCGCGCGACAGGAAGGCAAAGGTCTATGGCTGACATTCTCGCCGCCGAGGCCGTCACACTAGCAGCTCGCATCGATGCGTTGAAGCGCACCTATCCCGAATTGGAGGACGATGGACAGTTGCTGGCCGACATGGTGGAGGGCTCTACCGACTTCAACGCCGTGTTGGACAAGGTGGCCGTGGCATTCCTCAGCGCCGTCTCGTTGAAGCAGGCGAACGCCGATCTGGTCGATACCCTGACCACGCGGGGCAGCCGTTTCGAGCGCCGCGCCGAAGCGTTCAAGGCCCTCGCCTTCGACCTGATGCGTGCCGCCGGCACCCGCAAGGTGGAGCTGCCGAGCGCCACGCTGAGCATCGCCAAGGGCCGGCCCAAGTTGGTGCTGGATGATGACTTCAACGCCCAAGGCTACATGCGCGTCAAGGCCGAGCCGATGCGCACCGATATCGCCGCCGCACTTGCGGTTGGCAACGACATTCCCGGCGCTCGCTTGGAGCAGGCGCCCGACCACCTCGCAATCAGAACCAAATAGGAGCCGACGATGCATCTTCCCAAGCCGTCCGAGGGCGGCGACTTCACCCCGCCTCCCGCCGGAGTGTTCCCGGCGATCTGCTATCGCTTCATCGATCTGGGGACGCAGGCGTCCACCTTTCAGGGCCAGACCAAGCAGCAGCACAAGGTGATGCTGTCCTGGGAGATCACCGACTCCGAAGTGAAGATGGACGATGGCCGTCCCTTCACGATTTCGCAGCGCTACACGTGGTCGATGAGCGACAAGGCGACGCTGCGCAAGTCGCTGGAAAGCTGGCGTGGAAAGCCATTCGAGGAAGCCGACTTTGGCCCTGATGGCTTCGACACCCGCAACCTCGTCGGCGCCCCGTGCATGCTGTCCATCACCCGCGTCGAAAAAGACGGCAAGACCTACGCCAACATCAGCGCGATTACGAAACTGCCCCGACAGATGCCGGCGGGCGAGCTGACCAATGAGAAGGTCTATTTCGCGCTCGACGACTTCAAGGCCGCCGACCTCGCCAAGCTGAGCGACAGCTTGCAGACCATCATCAAGGCGTCGCCGGAGTACCAGGCGCTCGGGAAGGCGCCGGACAACGGCTATCACGCGCCGCACTTCGAGGCGGGCGACCCCGGCTTCAACGACTCCGACATTCCTTTCTGAGTGATCCCAACGACAAGGGCGGCGGGTGCCCCAACAAGGCCCCGCCGATAGTTCCAAATGGCCGACGTGCTTCTGGCGACATACGCGGACCTGAAAACGGTCAAGACGCGCTCGACGTGCCAGCTCATCCTCGAGTTGCCCATCGAGAAGCTGACCGAAGTCGTCGGCCTGCTCGGCGCTCCGGTGCCGGGCTCGGAAATCTATGTCGCCGTGGCGCGGCTCAACCTTGACGCGCCCCAGGCCGAACAGGTCAAGGCACTGAAGGCCCCGCCGCGCGCTTCGCAGATGGCCGGCATCTTGTGCAACAACGGAGCCTTCCGGAAATTCCTCAGCGAGCGCGGCAACGTGTCTGTGCCCGATGCGGAGTCGGCTGCGAAGATCGTTCGGTTTTCCTGTGCCGTGAACAGCCGAGCTGACCTCGACACGAGCGAGGCCGGGGCCAAAGCGTGGCGCGACCTCAAGGCTGACTTTGACGCATGGATGGTTGAGCCGGGGGTCGCAGCATGAGCGAGCTTCTCACCCCCACGCCACGCCGCAAGATGACCCGTCAGCGAGCAGCGGCGATTTTCCTTCGCGAGCAAGGGCGGTGCTACATCTGCGGCAAGCGGCTGCGGGTCGGCGTCGATAAGTATCACATCGAACACCCTGACCCGCTCGTCATGGGCGGCTCGGATAACGACGCAGACCTGCGCGTGATTTGCATTCCCTGCCACAAGCCAAAGACGGCTGCTGACGCCAAGGCGCGAGCAAAGCGCGACCGCATCATCACGGCCTCTTACCAGGTCACGGAAGGCGAACGGCGTCCGAAGTTTCAATCTCGCGGCTTCCGCAAGGCCCCGCCTCAGAAGTCGGCAAGTCGTCCCATCGTCAAGTCCACAATGATCAACGGGGTTCGCCATGACCAATGACCAGATCGAAGCGCCGGGGGTGAGGCCGCTGGAGTGGCGAACTGTTGGCGACAACTGGCAGGCGGATACCAGTATCGGCTGGTACGTCGCACAACAGGGCGACGAACCTGACTTTGCTGTGGACCTGTTCCTGAGCGCGCACCCCATGCGGAGTTTTGCGACGCTCGACGAAGCCAAGGCCGCCGCCCAAGCCGACTACGAGCGGCGCATCCGTTCCGCCCTTCTTCCGTCCTCCCCCGACCAGGTGAAACGAGAGACGATAGAGGCTTGCGCGAGGGTGGTCGATCCGCCGGAACCGCGCGGTGATTGGGCAGCTTCCTCGTTTGAGACAGAACTCCGAAACGTACGGCTGAACCTTGCCGCCGCCATCCGTTCACTCAATCAGGGGAAGTAGATGACCGACACCGGCACAATTGCCGTTTGGTTCTCCTGCGGGGCCGCCAGCGCCGTCGCGGCCAAGCTGACCGTGGAGCGTTACGGCAAGACCTGTGACGTGCGGCTGGTCAACAATCCGGTTGCCGAGGAGGACGCCGACAATCTGCGATTCCTGCGCGACGTGGAGCAATGGACCGGGGTCGAAGTCGAGTTCGCCCGCAACGCCGACTATCCGAACGCCTCTGCCGTGGAAGTGTGGGACCGTCGCGGCGGCATGGCCTTCCCGAATGGCGCACCCTGCACAGTATCGCTCAAGAAGCATGCCCGCCAGCAATGGGAGAAGGCGAACCCCGTCCAGTGGCATGTGCTCGGCTTCACCGCCGACGAGCGCCGCCGCCACGAACGCTTCATCCTGACCGAGCGGGCTAATGTGTTGCCGGTCCTGATCGACGCGGGGCTGACGAAAGAGGACTGCTATCAGATGATCCGGGACGCAGGCATCGAACTGCCGAGGGTCTATGCGCAGGGTTATCCGAACGCCAATTGCATCGGATGCGTCAAGGCCACGTCCTCGACCTACTGGAACCATGTTCGTCAGTGGCACCCGGAGGTTTTTGAGGAACGCGCGGAACAATCCCGACGCCTTGGTGCGCGGCTGGTTCGCCACAAGGGCGCCCGCATTTTCCTAGACGAACTTCCGGCCGACGCCATTGGCCGCCCCCTCAAATCCATGAAGGCTGTCGAGTGCGGCCTGTTCTGCGAGGAGCCCGAATGATGTCCGACACCGATACGCTGAGCGAGAGGCGATGGACAATGCTGCTTGAAGACTTGGAGCGCGGCGTTGTCGAAGTTGGCTTGCATGAGGACAACGAAACATCGCTCTATGCCGTCGATGACGCCACCGACGTGATGCTGGCCGGAGCGACCAAACTCAGGGAACTCCGCACCGCTCTCGACGCCGCCAACGCAACCATAGAGCGGCTGAGAGAGGCGCTGGATCAAATCGCTGAGGAACCTCGCATCCCGCTTTCGGAGGCGGAGGCTTCCCCGGTCGTATTCGCTGCGCTCAATGCTCGCGTTGTCCGCGCCCGCAAAGCTCAGGAGCCCACACCATGACCAACCCCACCCATGCCCCTGCGGATATGCTGGATGCGCTGTTGCCGTGCCCGTTCTGCGGAGCCACCCCGCACAAGGGGCCAACCAAGATGATGACGGGGCAAGATGGAGAGCCATTTCACCGCTACCGTGTTTGGTGTCCGCACGGCCACGCTGCATTCGAGGAAATGAGCGCCGTGCTCGCCGTCACCGCATGGAACCGCCGCGCCTCCCTCCCCGCTGGCAATGAGCCGGTGGCGCTGCGATGGGATAATCTGGACGGCACCAGTTCGTGGGCGACGATTGCTCCGCTCTGGATGTGCTACCGAGTCGCGCTACGTTCGGACGGCATGAAAGTCCTGCGCCTCGAATGGCTTGGGAACCGCACCGATGAACTTGGTCTTTTCGGAACATGGGACGAGGCACGGACGGCCGCACAGGGCGATCTAAACGCTCGTCTGCGCCCCCTCTACGCCTCCCCCCTCACCCCCGCAGAGGGGGAGACGGTGGCGCTGCCCGACGATAACGACGGCATATGAGCCCGAGGATCACCTGATGCGAGTTTGCAAAGACCACTGGCAGATGATGCGCGACCAAATCGACGCACGCGGCATGTCTGGGTTGATCGCTAAGGACGGCAAGCAGGCCGTCGATGATGCTGTGGCGGATATTCAAGGCGAGCCGGACCCGAAGAACGAGCGGTTTGACCCACTGATGTCGATGAATTGGCACTGGAGCGGGATTGCTCTCAAAGCCGGAGGCTTAGGGCTGATGGCGCAGGGGCCGGAAAGCAATGACGGGCACTATTGTCCGATCTGTGAACTGGCCGCGCACTACGACGACTTCAAGCCCGAGGTAGAAATCGGAAAGGTCGCAGACCAAATGCTTCAATATTCAATGGAGAGTGGCCTTGTCCCAAAAGTCTCTTGAAGCAGCCATGACCCCCACCACAGAAGCAGCCAAGGTGGCGGAACTGGTGGCGAAACTTCGAGCGTTCCACAAAAACGGCGTCGATATGGTCGGGGTGGACTTGACCTTTCTCGCCAATGCCGCCTCCGAACTCACCCGCCTCTCTGCCGAGGTCGATAGGCTGAGGGTGGACGCCGACGAACGCCGCAGTGTGTTCGGGCCGATGCTCGAAGAATTGCAGGCCATCTGCGCAAAACACGGCGCACTCGGGGGTGACAAGCGAACCGCCTTCATCGCCGCCAGACTGGACGAATACCTGGCCCGCGCCGAAGCCGCCGAAGCCCAGCTTGCCGCCCTACAGCAGAAGGAGGGGTGATTGAACGACGTTACAGAACTGCTTGCGAGAGTGGAAGCGGCGACGAGGTCAGATCGGAAGATCGATCATGACCTATACGCGAAGCTAATCTGCACGACGCCGGAACTTCAAGCACACCTGCGGGGCGTGGATGCGTCAAACAGCTTCAGCTATCCGTTCTACACCGCGTCCATCGACGACGCCCTTGCGCTGGTGGAGCGGATGCTGCCGGGGTGGTTCTGGCGCACCGGACGGATGACCGCGCCGCATTGGCAAAACGGCTCCTATGCCGACTACTGGTGTCACCTGCAACGAACCCACTCTGACCATTGCGACCGCGAAGATGAGTCAACCGGCTTTGCCCACACCCCGGCGACTGCAATCCTTGCAGCCCTTCTCCGCGCCCTATCCCCCAGCGCTCCTACACAGGTGAGATGAAATGGGCGGCCTGCAAGCAGTACCGATGGACCTGGAGGGCGCGAACGAGTTCGTGGCCCGGCATCATCGGCATCACTCTGCTGTGGTCGGGCACAAATTCTCCATCGGTGCCGCAATGGAAGGCGAACTGGTCGGCGTGGTGATTATCGGCCGTCCTGTGTCCCGACGCCGCGATGACGGTGAAACGCTAGAGGTCACTCGGCTTTGCTCGACCGGTGGCAAGAACGTCTGCTCGTTCCTCTACGGCGCAGCTGCTCGGGCAACCTTCGCACTCGGGTTCCGGCGCATCGGCACATACATTCGGGCAGACGAGCCCGGCACGACGCTGAAGGCTGCGGGGTGGCGTCTGATCGGGGAAACGCCGGGTCGGTCGTGGTCTGTTCCGAGCCGTCCCCGCAAGGACAAGACCGACCTCATTCCGCGACTGCTGTTTGAAAAGTCTCAAGCGCGCGAGCCCACCCAATGACCTCACCCCAGCCTCATCGCATTGGCGAGCAGACCATCCCCTATCGTGACGGGGGAGAGGGAGGGCGTCAATGACGGACAGGCCTCTCACGCCGGAACAGGCTGCGGAGCTTTGGGGCTGTTCCCCGAACCACGTCCGCAACCTTATCCACAGGGGAGAGCTGCGCGCTTTCCGCCTCGGGAAGCGGCTGATTAGAATCCCGGCCGACGCCATCGGGGAGTATGAGCGATGCCAGATGAATACCGGATCGGACGCCTCAAAGGAGGATTCGTCGTCTCCTGGTGGGAGGATGGAAAGCGGCGACGTTATCGTCTTGACGCACAGTCGAGAAAAGAAGCCGAGGCAAGCGCTCTCGACGTGATCCGCCGCGAGACGGTGAAGGCGCAGAAGGCGAGCATGGCCCTGGCTCGCTGCCAGGCTGAGACAGTAGGTGATGGTCGACGGCCGACAGTGCTTCGGTTGTCACAGCATGCCGCTGGCTAACGACCAAAGCCTCTTGCATCTCATTTCGTAGATCTTCAGTCGAACCGACGTGATAGAAGTGGCTCTGTAGCGCCAGCGGAAAACCTTCAAAGTGCTCATCGAAGTGCGTGTTTTTGCGGTACTTGTTTTCGTACCACATTGAGTATGCGAAACCTGCAGGTGACGCTTTCAACGCTGATGCCAAAGCCGCTGCCTCGTCATCGGACCACTGATTGTAGTAGTCGGTATGTCTGCCTACATACGGAGGATCGACGTACATAAAGTCCGCTGGAGTTGCCTGGGATAACGTTGTACGCCAGTCTTGCACCTTGAACTCCCAGTCACCTTTGCGGATGACGCTCGAAACCCACGTCACTTGATTGACAATCTTTGTGACAAGAGCTTGCCGAAAGCGATCGGGCTTGCGGCAGAAGGGCACATTAAACCCACCCTTCTTGTTAAATCGCATGACGCCATTGAAGCATGCGCGGCTTAGGAACAAGAAATCGTGCGGATCGGCTGTCTCATTGAACCGCTTGCGCACGTCGTAGTAGTGCGTTTCGCCGCTCTCACGCAGAATGTTCCCTTCACGCGTGAGGTGCTCCCTGACGGAAGCAGGCGTTAGTTGACCAACACGCACGGCCTCATAGAAGCCGATAATGTGTCTGTTTGTGTCTGCGACGAGAGCGCGCTTTGGAGCAGCGTTAAATGCGACAACAGCAGAGCCGCCAAAGGGCTCGATCCATCTCCCTTCGCCATCCCACCTAAACGACCGGAAGATGAAGGGTATGAGCTTGGTCTTGATGCCCTGCGTCTTGATTGGCGGTGCTTTAGTTGCGGCCTTACTGCGAGGAAAATCGTGCACTTCGTACCTTCTCATTCTCTTGAGCCTAGCGGCGGCGACAGCGGCATATAGCGTCACATTAGCTCCACTGCCGCCCTTAGGCGCCCATCGTCCGCACCCTATGGTCGCTCTATCGGAAAGAAAAGGACGGGCGTCGAGGGCCAACTGTTCCGGCTCACCCGAACGCCAGCCACAGCGCCATGAACAGGCTGATCCCGATCAGAGCGCCGAAGATGATGGCAAGGTGCCAGCCGGTCATAGGCGCTCCATGCAGAGGGTGACGACGCCGCGGGCCTTGGTGCCGAGCCTTTCGGCAACGGCGGCGCTGAGGTCGAGGGTGCGGCCGGCGACATAGGGGCCGCGATCTTCCACGGGGACGACGACGGAGCGCCCTCGGTAGGTCAGGCGAAGCTTGGTGCCAAAGGGCAGGCTCTTGTGCGCCACGAGCCACTGGCGGCCATTGAAGGCCATGCCCGAGGCCGTGCGGTTGCCGGATTCCGCACCATACCACGACGCGCGCACCATATCGCACCCTGCGGCCTGCGCCGGTACAGCGTGGAACACGAACCAGCCCGCCAATCCGAGGATCAGCAGCGTGCCGGCAAGCTGGGCGAGGACGTAGCGGATCATGGCTTGTTCACCCAGAACGGGAGAAACTTGGCGACGACGCCGCCAACCGCTGCCGCGAAGCCGGATATGCCGACGACTGTTTTCCAGCTCCCACGCGCTGCGATCATCATGTCTCGCAGTTCGTTGAGGATGACGGATTGCGCCTTGGTGTCGGCTTCGAGCCGGGTCAACCTGGTGCTGAGGTTTTCAAGTTCGCGCTGTTCCGAGGGGGCCACTTAAATGTCCCTCAATTGGTTACGTGCTGAAATCGGCATAGGCCGTGCTCCTGTTATGCTCAGGGGTGCGGTTTAGGCCGGTCCGGGTGACGCAATCGCCGGGGCCGGCCGCTTGGCGTCACTTGCCCATCGGCGTGATGGTCTTCGGGCGGTTGGAGTAGATCGACCACACGGCGCCGCCGATGGTGACGATGGCGCCGATGAGCTGCGTGGCGGTCGCCTGGTCGACGATGCCCTTGCCGACGAGGTAGCCGCCGATAGCGGTCAGGATGGCGCGAAGGGTTCCGGTGATCTGGTCTGCGGTCATGGTCTTTCCTTTCAAAATTGAAGAGATTGGCCCGATTAGGCCGATGATGGTCAGGATGTCTAAGCCTCCGGCTCTCGCGATACCGGCGACCACAGGGCTCTGAATTGTGAGAAGCCCAAGTTCGCGCTCTAGGTCCGTATCCACGACGGGTTCGCCCGGATGATCCAACCCAAATTCTGAGCGTGCTCTTACGATGGCGTCGATCGACAATGGCCCGAGGTCACCATCGATTGCGCCAGCATAAAATCCTTTAGTGGCAAGGGCGGCCTGGAGCCGTTTCCGCTTAGCCAGAGTATCGATGTAGCTCATGCTTCTAGACTCTTGTTTTTGCGTCCCATCGGCCTACATCCTTTCAACGAAAGGTAAGGAGGCTTGGAATGCCGAAGAAGCGTCCGCTCGCGGAGCGATTCTGGGAGAAGGTCGACCGGGGCAACCCACATGATTGTTGGCCATGGATTGCCGCAAAAGATGGATACGGCTACGGGATGATCGGTGTTGGCGCCCATGGCACGAGACGTGCTCACGTTGTTTCTTTTGAGATACCCAATGGCGCGGTTCCGCACGGATTTATGGTTCGCCACTCGTGCGACAACCCTCAATGCGTGAACCCTGCGCATCTTCTTATCGGGCGTCCCATCGACAATTCTGCCGACATGGTGGCGAGGTCTCGGCAACGGTCTGGAAAAGCAAAACTCACGCTGGCGCAGGTTGATGAAATCTGCGCGTCCGCACTGTCCACGCGAGAAATCGCTGCGAAGTACGGCATCAGTAAAACGAGGGCGTGGTCCCTGCGAGCCGGCATTAAGCTGCCAAAGGTCGGCCTCATTTAGCCTGTCGAGGTAGGCCATGTCACGCGCCCCCGATGGCGCTGAGAAACACGTCCGCATAGCCTGCGATCTTCTCGGCCCGGTCCATGCCGTTGATCACCCGGCGCATTTCGCGGAAGGTACGGAAGTCGCCCAGCGTCTTGCCGGTGAACCAGCCCTCAAGGCAGCCGGTCACGAGCACGCGGGCGGAAATGTCGGGATCGAGCGCAAGGTCGTAGTCGGCAGCCAGCTTTCCGCCGAGGCCGAGTTCCTGATCGGCCTTGAGGTAGTTTTCGCGCCAGGTCAGTTGGACGAGACCCCGGCCATAGGGTGCCTTCCCCGACACGTCGATGTGTCCGTAGGGATGCTTCTTGCCGAGCCCGTATTCGCGGATCGGCGCCATGGTGCGGTCGGTCTCGTGCAGCGCAGTGGCGAGTAAATAGGCGAGGTGGCGCTTGTCCCCGTCGCCGTGGGCGTTGAACGCCGCGAGGATGCGGTTGATGCCGTCAACCTGGAGCTGGCTCATGTGGCCGGCGAACAGCGGGCGCACCTTGGCGAAGTCGAGCGAAAGCGCCACCCCGCGCGGAACGGTTGCGTTCATGGTGGTTCTCCGAAGCTTGTCCATAGAAAAAGGCCCACCGAAGCGGGCCTCTCTAACTCAGTGACGTGGACGACTCTCAGGGGGTCGGAAGCGGCGGCGGGGTGCCGGCGCTGGGGCCGGCAGAGAAGATCGCCGTGCAATAGCCGCCATCGCGGTACCACTTGGAGTGAGCGACCTTGGTCGAGTCCTTCGCGCAGATCGGCGGGAGCTTTGCCCAGTCGAAGGCGACGGCCGGCGCGATTGCGGCCGACATGGCGGCGACGGCGATGAGTACGGCATAGATGGTCTTCATTGAGATTGTCCTTTTGCTTTGGGGGGTTGCGTTGTCGTGCACCGACACTGGTATTGGCCGTGCTAGTTGCGGCCGACGCGGAAGCAGCCTAGTGTCCGCGCGTTTTCAGAATGACTGTTTCGAGGGATAGATGAGCACAGCACCCGTCAGCGTGCAGGTTCACCTGGTCAGCCAGATCGTGGGATCGAACGCCGACTGGAGCGGCGATAATTGCGTGCTCTTCCTAGAGTTTGCCGACGGCGCCAAGCGAACGATCGCCATCCCGAAGAAGCTAATCCCGCACCTCGTTCTCCACGTCACCCGCGCCCATCAGGGGCCGTTCAAGATGAACGCGAACGACAAAAAGGTGCTGACCACCCTCTTGCAGAAAAAGCTCTAGCGCAGCGCCTCGGGGATCGCCTGCGCGAGTTCCTCTGGCGTCGCGGCGGCCTCGATCGAGGCGTCATCTGTCGCGTCGCGCAGCGCCTTCTTCTTGGCGGCGATGGTCTTCTTCAGCTTCGTGTCGCCGGTCTCGTCGGCCCGCTGGTAGTCGATATCGAGGGCCGCCAGCAGCGGCGCCCGTTTCTCGCGCAGGCGCGCCCTGTGGATCTCGCGCGCCTTCGGCATGTCGACGCCGAACCCGTTCTCGGCATCGTGCCGCCAAGCATTGCGGAACGTGCGATCGGCGGGAATGTCGCCCGCCTCGATCCGTTTCCATCCGGTGGAGACATCCTTGAGTGAAACGCCTTGCTCCCAAGTGGTACGGCCGAGTTCGCGCTCGATGTCGTCGTCGGTGACGTCCTTGATCCAGAGGCCATCGACTTCGCGGAAGCCTGCTGCTGCAGCGGCCTCGGGATCGAAGCACTTCAGGGGCGCCATATCGATGATGCTCATGACCGAGACACCATCGTCGATCCGGGAAACGGCGATGTGGATTTCGTGCAGGTCGTTGCGCATTCTACTGATCTCCGAACCCAGCAGCGTTGTAGTTAGTCGTGGGATCGGCCTTGTTCCCCGCGCCATCGTAACACCCGAGCCTGATCGAGCCTGCCGCCTTGCTGATGACGAACGCGCCCGTCCTCGCTGAGCTGTTGCTTGCGCCCACGGCGTCCTGAAACCCGTTGGGCGCACAAGCGAGTATCCAATCGGACGATGAGAAGTCCGTCGCGATCGTGAAAGTGATGTCACCGGCGCCAGTGTCCGTTCGCGATGTCAGGTTGTAATTGACGCCGAGCGTGCCGGCGCCGGTTGCCGAGGCGAAGAACTTGGCGACCCCTGGGTGCCAGTTTGTGTTGCCCGGCGTCCCGAACACGATTCCAGATGAGGCGGCCTCCATGTCCGACTGGCTGGCCGCCAGCAGCGACACGTCCACCTTGACGTTGCCGCCCGACTGTTCGGCCGCGAACTGGAGGCTGCCGGTCGTGGTCGCCGCCGTCAGTGCCGAGATTTTGGTGTCGACCATTGGTTACTCCAGCAGCAGTTTCGACGTGCCGTCCTCAAGCAGGATCAGGCTGCCGTCTTCCATGAGGATGCGATTGCTCGCCGTCGATTTCGTGAGCGTGGCGTCGGTTCCGGTGAGAGCGAACGAACCCGCGCCGGCGACGAGACGCCTACCGCGCAGCAGCCCGGCGGTCTGGCCGGTGAGAGCGAACGCCCCAGCCCCCGCCACGACTTTCTTGCTCCAAAGCAGCGTTGCCGCCGTCCCGGTGAGCGCGAAGCTGCCGGCACCAGCGACCAGCCACTTGCCCTTCAGCAGCGCCGCCGCCGTGCCCGTGAGGGCGAACGATCCGGCCGCAGCCGACAACCGCCGATTACGCAGCAGGGCGGCCGTCTGTCCGGTGAGCGCGAAGCTGCCGGCACCAGCGACCAGCCACTTGCCCTTCAGCAGCGCCGCCGCCGTGCCCGTGAGGGCGAACGATCCGGCCGCAGCCGACAACCGCCGATTACGCAGCAGGGCGGCCGTCTGTCCGGTCAGTGCGAAGGTGCTGGTGCCAGCCGCCAGCGTCTTGATCTTGCGCAGCGTGGCTGCGGTGCCCGTGAGGGAAAAGCTGCCGCTTCCGGCCGCCAGCGCCCGCGCTCGCTTCAACACGGCCGCAGTACCGGTCAAAGCATAGGAGCCAGCCCCGGCCGTCAGCATGAACGCCGAACCGACGCGCATCGACACGGCAGAGCCGGTGAGCGCGAAACTGCCGGCGAGCACGCGCAGCCGCTTGCTGCGGAACTGCACCCGCCCGATCATCGCAAAGCCGGACAGGACTCCCCTGCTGAGATGACGGCGCACTGATCACCTGATTTCCCAGAAGGGCCGCTCTTCCATCGGCGCGTTCGGGCCGCTGCCCGGCGAACCGCCGACGCAGAACCGGCGATGCTTTCGCCCGCATGTGCAGGTGAAGACGTAAATGTCGGGCACGCCGCGGTCGCGGTCGCCCTCGCTCGAATACCAGGCCTCGAGCATGTGGTTCTCGGGGTGCCGGCAGCAGGAGGCGATCTCCTGGTTGTGCTCGAGCGCCTCGATATACTTCGTCGGGATCAGGCCGCCGAGCTTTGCGACCGGGTGCGGCGGACAGGCAAGGTACTGCATGGATCAGGCCGCCGTGAAGAGGGAAGCGCCGAAGTCGAGCGTGAAGCTCTCGCCGTCCGCCACCGTGAAGGTCGCACCATAGTCGTAGGAGCAGAGCAGGTTATCGCTCGCCGAGGTGTCGTCGTAGATCGACACATAGCGACCGGTGGTCGAGGCGCCGAGGTTGCCGCCCGAGGCCGTCCAGGTGACATCGGTCGCCGTCGCGGTGACGGTGCCGCCCGAGCGCGTCGAGTTGTAGCTGATGCTCGACCCGCCCGTCGTGTAGCCGTTCGATCCGCCGATCTGCGTCAGGTCGGCGAGACCGTTGTCGGTCGCGACCACCGGCGCGTCAGTGTGGATCACTGCCTTCCATGTATCGGTCGAGCCGAAGGCGTCGATCAGCTTGTTGAGCAGGTTTTCAATGAAGGTCTCGTATTTCGTGAACGTCGCCACTGGAGCGTCCTTTCAGTTGGGAGTGAGGTTAGCCGTAGACGGCACCGCGAATGCCGCTCTGGGTGATGCTGCCGCCGTTGTCGCCGTACCAGGTGACGGTGCCACCGGTGACGCTCGCCCATTCCAGCCAGACCAGGCGGTGGCGCCCGGCGCCGCAATAGCCCTCGAAGTTGGCCGAGCAGTACGCCGCGCCGCCCGACGCGCCGGAGATAGGCTGGCCATTGCCATTGGACAGCGAATCCGTCGCCTTTGCCGATGTGGAGTCGAGCCCGATTGCGGCGACTGCCTGCGGGTTGTTTGTGCCGGTCAGGTCGGCGTGGGCCATGACATCGGCGCGCACGGTTGTCCGATCGCGGCCCTGCACGAAGTCGAGCTGGTTAGCCGAGCTTGCGCGCGCCTGCCGCAGCGTCGAGGTCGAGTAGGACCACGTGTTCGTCGTGTCCTTGACGATCATCGGACGCCACACCGGATTGTATTCGTTCCAGACGAAGCGCTTGGCCTTGCTGTCCTCGCACTGGCCTGTCGCCGAGGTGTAGATCGTGCCGAGGTATCGCCGGGTCGCATCGCCGGACTTGACGTAGATGCCGTCCTGCAGGGTCAGTGCCGTCGCGCGGGTCGTGTCGTCGGTCCACACGAGGCTTTCGAGCGCCAGCACCCCGGAGTCGTCATAGCCGAAGATGTCGTAGGGCTTGGCGGCGGTGTATCCGGAAAGGCTCAGCGACTTCTCGGTGAAGGTGCGCATCGCCCATCCGCCAGAGATGTAGAGCGCGATGTTGTTGCCGCCCGTCGGCGTGAAGTAGAGCGTCGCCTTGGCGGTCTGGTCGGTCGTCGACACCGCGACGCCGCTTTCCAGCGTCAAGCGCCCCTGGCACGTCGCCTGATAGGGCCATGGCGCCCGCCAGTCGCCCGTCGCATCGAACCAGGTGAGCGAGGTGTCCGTCGCCTTGTTGAACACAATCGCCCCGTCATAGGCGTCGAGGAAAGACCAGCTCACCGCGTCGAGGGTGTAAGCGATGTCGTTGCTGTGCCCGACCCAGGCGCCCGATGGCGAGGTTCCGACGAGATAGTAGAGCCCCGTCACCAGCGAGGGCGGCGCGTTCTGCTGCGCCTCGACCGACAGCCCGCCCCACATCAGCGTCAGTTCCGGCGTCACCGCGTCGACATCGAGCGAGGTCGCCATCGGGCCCCACGCGCCGGCGGCCGAATATTGGATATTGAGCCCGGTCGCTTCGTTGAGCAATGCGCAGCCCGGCTTGGGCTGGGCGAACACCCAGCCGCGTTTCGTGTAGAGCGCGATGTCCTTGGCGTGGCCGACCCATGCCCCGGTCGGCGACGTGCCCACCACATAGGCGTCGGCCACCGTCGGCGATACCGGCGGGGTGTTGGTCAGGTCCAGCACCGACGAGATCGCAATCGCCGACGCGTCCGCGAGGATGTACCGGCGCCCGTCCCCGGAAACGAGGCACGTGAGCCCGTCGTCCGCCGTCGTCGTGTCGGTCGCATCGTAGAAATAGACGTAGCCGGTCGAGGCCGCGCAGAGCGCCAGCGGCACTTCACCGGTCGAGAAGTCGAAGTCGCTGAGGCTTTCCGTCGGCCCCAGCGTCCACACCATGCGCTTGATCAGCGCCTCGAGGGTGATCGCGTCGATCTTGGTCGTCGCGGAAGTATCGGCGACGCGAATAGGGTGCGCAGTGCTCATCTAGGCCGCGTCCTCGAATGCAGTTTCAAAGCTGTCCGACCACCCATCCACGGTGTCGGGGTCGTAGCCCGCCATCGACAGGTTGACGGTGAAGTCCTGGGCGATCTCGATCGACGAGATTTTGTAGAGCCCGTTGATCTGCTGGTAGTTGCGCAGCCACACCCGCACGATGTCGCCCGCCTCGAGCAGTTGCCCGCTCGGCTTTCCCGGTGCGATCAGCACCGACATGCCGAAGCTGCCGCTGAACGTCCGCCCGACGCGGTTTTCCTTGATCGTCGCGTAGCCCAGCCGCTGCGCCTGCGCTGGGCTGTCCCCGAAGCGCAAGGAAAGCCGCTGCGGCAGCGTCTGCCCATCGGCCGCGATCAGCGCTGCATCTTCGTAGAACGTCTCGGCCGACTGGTTGAACTTGGTCGCCGGCGCAAACTGCACTTCCGCCCGGTTGATGGCCGCCCGCGTGTCCGGCTCGTTGGTGTAGCTGATCGGCCCGACGATCAGATCCTGATGGATCGTCGCCACCGGCTCTTCCTCCCGGTCGGCGTGGATCGAGTAGGTGCCGAAGGCGCGGCGCACCAGCGCCCGGTTCTGCAGCGTCATGCCGCTCAGCACGCCGTCATTGGCCTCGCTGCCCAGCACCAGCCCGTCGACCCGGCCCCGCCGCTCACGGCCCGCCAGCGTCGTCATCCAGCGGTCGTCGACATCGGCGCTCGCCCTCACGCTGTCCCATTCGATCTCGTCGGGGTCGATGCCGAACCCCATGTCCGAGGTCAGCCAGTCCGCCTGGCACAGAGTGGCGTTGTCGGTGTAGCGCCAGGTCGTCGCATCGCTCGCGCTCTGGTTGTTGTCGCGCGGGTCGTAGACCTTCACCCCGCGCAGCTTGAACTTGAGGTCGGGGATGCCCGCCGCACCCCAGAGCTGAGTGTGTGCATTGGCATCGGCGCCGAAGCTCATCTTCACCACCGCGGTCGCGACGCCCCGCTGCCGGAAGTCGGCCCATTTGCTGACGCGCGCCGCATCGTCCGGATAGAAGTCGTCGGGCGGGCTCGGCCACAGCGCCGCGATGATCGAGTCCTGCGCCTGCGAAGCCGTCCCGCTGCGGAAGCTGACCTTCAGGAAATTCCCCGAAGCATTGTACCAGGGCGCCACCTGCGGGTTGCCGTTCACGTCGAGCGGGCATTCGACGCCGTTGATGATGATGGCGTCGAGCCCGTCGCATTCCCCATCGCTGAGCGCATAGCCCTTGACGAAGATGTCGAGCGTGCCGGTGCCGGCGATGGTCTTCTGGAAGAACACGCCGCCCGAAACGACGATGTTCCCATAGGCCCGGCGCCGCTCGAGCAGGCCGGACAATTCCTCGATCTGCACGCCCGGCTGGTCCTGCCGCTGGCTGCGTCCCTGCCGCTGCCCGCCGCCCGACAGCAGATAGCCGATGCCGTAGCTGGCCGCCGTGAGCGCAAGGCCCGCGACGATGCCCACCACCGCCTGCCCGACGACGCCGATAGAGGCGTACCACGCGGCCGCGCCGGCGATCGTCGCCGAGATCGGGTCCGCATGCGCAGTCCCGGCCGTGCCGAGCAGCAGCAGTGCCGCGAGCGAAATCCTACGCAACCGCGATCTCCCAGATGCGCGGCGGCGGATCGCGAAGGATCGTCGCCGCCCCGAAATAGCTGACCAGCCAGCCGCGCCAACCGTCGAAGATGGCCGGGATGCCGATGCTCGGATCATCCGGCGCCGGATAGACGCCGATCATCACCGCGCCCTGCCGCGCTCCGTCGCGCTCGATCCATCCGTCGCGCTTCGCCACGGCATCCAATGCCCGCTCCACCGCCGTTGCGCCCTCGCCGGCCACCGCCAGCCTCGCCAGCTCGTGCCGCGCCGTCGGCTCGTCCCATGCGATGCCGCGCCAGCTCTCGGCCGGGTCGCGCCCGGTCGCCACGACGAGATAGTCCGCTGTCCAAATCAGGCAGGGATGCGACCAGTCGAGCCCGCTGGCCGCGCGAGCGAAGGCCTCGTCGAAAGGTGACATTTGCTAATCACCGAGGCCGCGGATAGACTGACATCCGATTGCGAGTATGCCGGTAGTCAGGTCGTCCGGTGAGCTCTCCGCAAGGAGAACCAGTAAAATGGCTCGTGCAGCTAAGGTAGGCACTCGCAGGTTCGAACCCTGCCCCGCAATCATCTATGGCCGCCAGTCCACCGCGCGCCCGCTGAGCGCGATCGGCGAGTTGTAGAAAAACCCGGTGTCGCTCCGGTCGGCGAGCCACTTCTCGTGGCTGTATTTGTCGCCATTGACGCGCCCGAGGAACGGCAGCGCTTCATAGGCCTTGAGCGTCAGGCTCACGGTGTCGTCGGCGCCGCGGTCAAAGGTGAGCGTGTCCTGCACGAATTCGGTGACGAGCAGCGGATCGGGGATCACCTGCCCGGCGTCGTTGATCATCGCCAGCCACACCTTGCCGGCGCGGCCGCGCACCGACTCGTCGAGGTCGGCGATCAGGTCCGATTCCAGCCCCGACAGCGTGAAGCTGTGCTCGACATGCTGCAGCGCGTCCGGCTTGCGCTGCGTCGTCATCGAGAACAGCCGACCCATGCCGAGCCAGGTGTGCCCGTCCCATGTGATCGGCTGCCCGCCCGTCCACACATATAGGTCCGAGCTCTCGCCCTCGACCCAGAACATCCACGCCGGCAGCCGCGCATTGTCGAGGATGGCCCGCTGCATGGCGGGCGTCAGGAGTGCGCTACTCAAAGTCGGGGCTTTCGATGAACTGCAGGTTCAACGGCTGGCTCAACCGGCCGGGGCTGATCACCAGCCCGTCGCCGCCGCTCAGCAGCATGAACAGCCCGGTCGGCCCCGTGATGTCCTCGACATCGGCATCCGCCAGCGTCACCGGATCATTCACGGCCACGCCGACGCGCAGGGGCGGCAGAAACGAGATCGTCGCCTCCCCGCTGCTGTCGCTCGCCACGTCGTCGCTCACCGCATAGGGATTCTCGCCGATACCGAAGAGATCATCCGCCGCGAGCGCCACCGCCTGGCTCGGCGTCAGGTTGCCGAGCGTGATCGAGGTCGCCCCAGCCGCCGCATCCGCCGCCACGTTCACGGTCGGCCCCGGCCCTGCCCCGCGCAGCGCGCGCGACGGGTCGTAGAGCCGCACCTTGTTTCGCCGCCCGCGCAGCTTGCGCAGGAGCGCAGCAAGGTCGCGCCAGCCATCGTGCTCATCGGGGGCGACGGTGACATTGGCGATCCACACTTCCGTGGTCGGCCCATCGACGAATGGCAGCGGATTGAACGCCGATTGCGGCGACGAGGCCGACACCGACTGCAGTTGAAAATTCACCGAGCTGACGCGCCACAGCGACGAGGGGAAGGTATAGATCGTCACCGCCTACCCCATCGTCTTATTGCGCTGTGCCGATGCCACAGCGGCCGGCGCCTGCGTCCGCACGATCTGCACCGACTGGTTCGCGGCCTGCTTCAGGATCTGCGCCACCAGGCCCGGCTCCATTTGCACGAGCACCACGCTCTGGCCGCCGCCGAGCGCACTGTTCGGGATCACTTGCTCGCCGCCGCCGAAGCGCACCAGCTCGGGGCCCCGCTCGCCGACGAGCGCCATGCCCGGAGGCGCCGACATGGTGCCAGAGGCGAAATGCGGCATGCCCGAGAACGCCGATGAGCCCCAGCCGCCCGGCGTGAAGGCCGAGCCTTTGAACACCTGCGAGGTCGGAAACAGGCTGCCGATCAGCGACTGGATGCCGGCGTTGAGCAATTGTTTGCCGATGTTGCCCAACTCGTCGGCGAAGGCCTTGAGCGGGTTCGTGCCGGCGAGGATCGCATCGGTGAAGCCCGTCACCGCATTGGTGAGGCCGTCGCGCAGCGAGGTCGTGAATTCCAGCGCCTTCTTGGCCGATTCCGACATCTTGATATCGAGGGCGGAGAGCGCCTTGGTCGCTGTCTTGGTCGCGGTCGGCAGCACGATATCGAGTGCGCCGCCGCCTGTTGCCGGCGTGGCGACGTTCATCTGTCCGTTCTTGCCGAAACCGAAACCGGCATAGAGCGAGGCCGCCGACTTCTTATTGAGGTATTGATCGCTGCCGCTCATCGCCGCGCTGCGCGCGGCATTGTTGTATTCGGCCGCGGTGTAGGGCGTCGTCCACGACTTGCTGTCATCGAGGAAATCGCGCAACCCGGCGACGGCATTGGTCACGGTCGTGATGGCCTGCACCACGCCGTTCATGGCGTTGATGATCCATGTGGCGAGCTGCTGTGCGGCGCGCGCGAACTCGGGCGAGGCGAGCGTGTTGGCGAGGCTCTGCAAGGCCGGCAGCGCCGCTTCCATGACCTTGTTGACGACACCATCCATGATGGAGCCGATCTTGGTCAGGGTGTCGTTGAACCGCTCTGCCGCCATCGCAGTCCCTTTGGAGATCGTCGCGCCTAGTTTGTCGGACTCCGCGGCCATATCATCCAACCCGGCAGACCCGGCGTTGAGCAGCGGGATCAACTCGGCACCGGACTTCCCGAAAATCTGGATGGCGAGCGCCGTCTTGGTCGCGCCGTCCTGCATGCGCGAGAAGCGATCCGCCACATCGGCGAACACTGCCGTGCCCGAGCGTAGCTTGCCGCTCGCGTCCTGCACGTCGATGCCCAGCGCCTTGAAGGCCGCCTTGGGGCCGCTGCCCATTGCCACGTCGGCCATGGACTTGCTGAGCTTCTGCAGCCCGCCGGTGAGGCCTTCGAGGCTGATGTCGGACAGCTTGGCCGCGTATTCGAGCCGGGACAGCGCCTCGACGGTAACGCCCGCCTTTTGGGCGGATTTGTTCAGCGCGTCGGCATGGTCGATCGAATGCTTCACCGCGACGCCCAGCGCGACGCCCGCCGCAATGGCAGCGGTGCCCACCGCAGCGAGGCCATAGGCGGCGGCGCGGCCGAACGATGCGAGGCTGGTTTCGGCCTTCTTAAGCCCGGCAGTGAACTGCGCCGAGTTGAGCCCCAGGTCGACGCGCAGGGCGCCGATTACGCTATTGCCCGCCATCGCTCGCCTCCTGTGTCCCAAGCGCCAACTGCAGCGCCGCCTTGATTTCCTGCCAGCCCTGTTTCCGCCGCGGTGCGGCGTCGACGTCGATCAAGAGTTCGTCGAGCTTGGGCGGGTTCTTCATGTTGGGGAGCATGGCCGTGACATAGGCCTGTTCCATCCGGGCATTGGCCTCCCGGCGCATGCGCTTACGCACAGCGTCGAAGTGCCGGGCGATCTGCCGGGGTGTGCTGTCCCAGAACAGCGCCTCGGTGAAGCCGGCCGCGATCCAGTCGACGAGCAGCGACGGCCAGTTCCAGCCGTCCCCGTCCTCACTCGGCTGCGGGTGGGGGAAAGCGAAATCGGATGGCTTCGCCGAGCGCCGCCCCCAGCGTCTCGAAACCGGCTGTTCCGATCTCGTCGATGATGTCGCCGGCATCGAACAGCGACAGCTTGTCGTGATGCTTGCGCAGCGCGCCGAAGGTCAGCAGCCGCAAGGTGCTGATGTCCTGCCGCTGCATCCACTGCATGGCGATGGCGGTGAACGCCTCCCCGCCCATCAGCGCCTCGACTTCAGAAATCGAGTTGGTGGTGAAGCAAAGCGTGAACGTCTTGTCGCCGACCTTGAGGTCGACCTCGCCCTTTTCGGGGTTCGCCATCGATTACGCCCAGGTGCCCTTGCCCGACGGGGTGAGCACGAAGCTCGCCGTCATCTTGCCGTCCGGCGTCAGCGCGCCGACATCGAGGTCGGTCAGCGCGGCGCGCACGGTCAGCGTCGAGTTATCGGGGAACTGGATGCGCCAGTTGACCTTGCCGGTCGTCTGCAGGGTCTGCAGCGCGCCCGTGCTGGACGGCAGCCAGTTGACCTCGCAGGTGATCGGCTTCGTGGTCATCAGGCCGTGCACGAACTCGGTGTGTTCGTCGGGGCTCTGGTGGTGCGTCGCGTCCTGCGAAGAGCGCGAGAAGCCGATGCCGTTGACGCTCGTCAGCTCGAGCCCATAGTCGTTGTAGGTGCCAGACGACGGCGAGCTTTCCTTCTTGAGGATCACGCCATAGCCAGTGTCGGCCGCAGTGTCGGTCATGTTGGGTTCTCCTTATGGATGGTCGCCTTAGAGCGACACGGCCGAGTAATTGAAGCTGAGCTGCAGGACGGACGTGCTCGGGGCGACGCCGATCAGGTCGACATATTCGCCCGATCCGACATCGGCGACGGGACAGATGCCGCCCGCAGTGTCCGACAGGTAATAGGCGGTGCCGGCCGTCAGGGTCGCGCCCAGCGTGAGCGATCCGCTCCTCTGGACGGTGATCGGCTGATTGAGCGAGGAGCCGCACATGGCGATGCCCGTTGCCTGGCGCGCGAGCGCGGTCGCCGAGTTGCTGTCGGCTTTCATCCACAGGCCCGTGGAGGCCTTGTAGACTGCCATGCCGGCGGTGATGGTTTCACCCGCGAAGCCGGCCTCGAGACGAGCATCGGCGCCCGGAACGCAGTTGGCCGCGGTTACTGAAAGGTCGGACATCGCCGCCTCCTGTGCTGGTGTGGGTTAGGTCTGCTTTGAGAACACGTCGAAATCGACTGAGGCGCTGTAGAACTCTTCTGCACCCGTCGTTTCGAAGATCACGCCACGGTCATCCCGGATCTCGATGACGCGAAAGTCGGTTGAGCCTTGCAGCCCTGCAAAGCCGTGCAGCAGCGCCTTCACGGCGTCGCGGACGGCAGTCGCCGAGGCCTTGGTCGTCGCTCGCACATCGACCTGCATGAGGTCTTCCGACAGCCCGTCGCTGCCCTGCATGTGCAGTCCGGTCGATCCCGTGATCTTGCGATAACGGATGCACGGATTGGTCGCGCCCTGCGCATAGGTCGACGGGTAGATGCGCGCGCCCACGAGGGCGATCAGCGCCGTGTTGCCGGCGAGCAGAGCGCGGAAATCGTTCTCCACTAGACGGCCCTCTTCATGGCCTTGCGCTGCGCCCGCGCGACAGCCTTGTCGAGCTGCGCCCGAATGGCCGTGCCGACCCGCCCGATGGTCGCCTGCGCCTCTGCCGCGAAGGCCGGGCGCATGAACGGCTGGGCCGGCTGGTCTACCGTGCCGAACTCCTGCGGCACCGCCGCCGGATCGTTCGGCCCCATGTAGACCGTCACGAAATCTTTCGGCTCGCGCTTCGCAAGCCGCGCCTGGCGCGACGTGAGCTTGGTGCCCTCGGTGATGCTGTCGCGAAGATGCCCCGTGAGCACCGGCGCATTTGCCTCGGCGGCATCCGCCATCGGCACCAGCGCTTCCTTCAACCCGCGCCGGATCACGTTCTTGACCGTCGTCTTGGAGGCGTCGAAATC